TTACTTGATTGTATGGTTGAAAGAACAGAGCAAGACTTGATGAAAGATCGTTACATTAAAACATGGATTGAACGTTACGCATTATCGGAAGCAATGATGATGTTATCGCATATTCGTGGTAAATTCGCATCTTTACCAGGTGCAGGCGGCGGGATTTCATTAAACGCAGGTGAATTAATTTCAATTGCGCAATCTTATCGTGAAGAATTATTAAACCAGATAGACGAATTTATTGTTGATACCCCTGAAGATGTTGGGATGTATTCGAGTTTTATTTTAGGTTGATTGGTGACCGTTTTCTTCTGGTGTATAAATACTTACAATATTAGGAAAATTTATATGCCAAAAAAGAAAACAAAAGAACAATTTATTGTTGATGCAAAAGCTGTACATGGCGACAAATACGATTATTCATTAGTTGATTATATTAATAGTAAAATTAAAGTTAAGATTATTTGTAAAAAACATGGGATATTCGAGCAGGTGCCTAATGCACACATAGATAGAAAGTCTAATTGTCCAGTATGTGCGGGTGGCGCAAGAAAAACAACAGAACGTTTTATCATAGAGGCAAAAGCTGTACATGGTGACAAATATGATTATTCATTAGTTGAATATGTAAATAATAAAACTAAAGTTAAGGTTATATGTAAAGAACATGGGATTTTTACACAACTTCCAGCAGATCATATTGATAAACAAACAAACTGTCCATATTGTGCTGACCGTGCAGTAAAATCATCCTCGCAGTTTATCATAGAGGCAAAAGCTGTACATGGTGACAAATACGATTATTCATTAGTTGAATATGTAAATAATAAAACTAAAGTTAAGGTTATATGTAAAGAACATGGGATGTTTGAAGTTACACCAAAATCACACACAATACAAACATCAGGCTGTTCAATATGTAGCTACAATGAAATGGGTAAAAATAGACGAAAAACAATAGAACAATTTATTATAGCTGCGAAAGCCGCACACAGTGACAGATATGATTATTCTTTGGTTGATTACGTGAATAATCATACTAAAATTAATATAATATGTAAAGAACATGGCATATTTGATCAATCACCAGAGGTTCATATTCGTAGTAAATATGGTTGTATGCAATGTTGGAACGAAAACCGTCCTCATTGGAAAGGGTTGTTAAGTGAAGATTATTTTAAACAAAACCCAATCGAAGTCAGAAAAAATGCAATTTTATATGTAATTGAAATGACTGGCAAATCGGATCATTTTATAAAAGTTGGTATAACGCAACGAACTATCAAAGAAAGATATGCATCGGGGCACTGTGGAGATAAATACCTAAAGAAAAATATTATAAGGGAAGAACCGATGTTTCTATACGATGCATGGATGTTAGAACAAAAAATATTGAAGGATTTAAAAGAATATCAATATTTTCCTAATCATAAATTTAATGGTCAAACTGAGTGCTTAAAACCAAAAAAAGAAGTACTCAATTGTATAGAAAATATAATTTTACAAAACACGGGTTAAGGAGAAAAATCAATGTCAAAATATTTAAAGAAAGTTATTGAGGAAATGGGAAATTACTCTGATATGGGAATGCCAGACGGTGAAGGTTCCATGGGTATGGGTAGTGTGGGTACAGTTGGTATGCGCGGTGCAGGTTGTGGCGACAAGAAAATAAAAGCGTATAAACTCAATGATCTTTTGCGTACACGAAATCGTGCGGAAGAAGAAGAAGGTTTAGAAGATATTGATCCCAATGCTATGGATGATGAAATGGGTATGAATGATGAAAATGGAACCGAAGAATTAAAACAGTTCTTTATTTCTAATCCAGAACCAGCCGATGAAGAAATCGCAACATATGCGGAAGATCATGGTATGGATTTACAGGAAATGCGTTCAGCTGTTTATGCACTAATTCAATCGTTGTTAGGTGACGAAGAAGGCATGGACGATGAAATGGATATGGGCGATGAAGAAGATATGGATTTTTCTGTTTCAGGTGATACTGGAGAAAAACCTGCATCGAATGAAATGGGATCTCGTCCAAGGGTTTAATAATGAAAGTATTTGAAGTTATTGGGTTCAAAGATCAAGAAACAGGTATGCCAACATATGATGACATGATGAAGAACCCTGATTATTTCGCTCGGGCGAAACGCCGAAAAGGCGGTATCATCATGATGAGTCCAGATGAATACATTGATCGTGCTGTTAAGGGATTTCAAAAATCCGATTCTACTACTTCAAGGGAACAAGTTCTTGCTAGTAGGGATATTGAAATTGTTAATCAGTATGCACGAGAAATGCAAGGTGGTGATAAATTCCCTACGATTATGTTAGATTATTCTATAGGATTTGGCCAAGAAGGATTACATAGAGCAATGGCAGCGAAGAAATTGGGGATTGAAAAAATACCAGTTATGGTAGTTAGCATGACAAGAAAAAAAGAACGAGGCGCTAATAGGGCTTCTTATTAGATAAGGGACGAAGATGGCAGATTGTAAAGGAATTAATAATACCTGCGAAGGAACAGTCGGACCAGATTACGCGTTAAATCCAGATGGTACGGTTAAAACTACATCATCTGGAACACAAGCGTGTGTACCCACTCGGGATGGTAAAAGTTTTCAACCAAGCCAAAATGACGATTTAAGATGTAGACCATATCAATTAGAAAATGGAAGTAGTAATCAATACATAGACCGTGTTGTTAATGAAGCGTTGAACATTGGCGGCGCAACATTAAACGTTTACAAATTATTAGGTGTGCACGAACAAGGTAAACTTATAGATTGCACAGGAAGAGGAAATCCAATATCGAATGGTGATTTGCCGAATTTCCCTGCCTCTAATGCATTTGATATCTACGTTTCGGAGTGGCGTTCTGTTCAGCGTGGTAATGGTGTTAGTATTTCTGCGTATATTGGTTATGATTTTGGTAATATTAAAACAAACAATGATGCACAGCGCGCTTATGGTATTGATACAAGTATTTACAAACACATTGCAACAATCGCTATTAAACAAAGTTCCCATCCAACACGTAGAGTAACCAGAGCAAGAATTGAACGATCTGATGATGGTATAAAATGGTATGGTGTTAGTGTTGTATTATTTCCAGATGATGATTGTTTAAATACTATACAATTTAAACATTCCGTACCATCGCGTTATTGGAGAATTCGTCCATTAGATTTTAACGGTGATGATGCTAATGATGTTTGGGGGGTACCTGCACTCCAAATGTTTCATAATTATATTGCGACAGATGAATATAATATTCAAGATAAAGTATTACTTGAAAATAGGGATCGTGATTATGCAACAGATGAGATCCCAATAAAAGGATATTACGATTTAACTGATAATTTAAGTGAGCTTACTGCATTTGGATTAGAAGTTCCATCTATGACGATATACATATCCGTTAGTTTTTCTGGTTGTGTTGCTGCTCTTGGGCGACCACTCGTCGTAGGTGATATTATGGAAATTCCAAGCGAAGCTCAATATTCTGCTGAGATGAGAAGAATTTTAAAATGGATGGAAGTAACTGACGTATCTTGGGCAACAGAAGGGTATACTCCAGGATGGCAACCAACATTGCTTCGTATAGTTGCGCAACCTGCATTTGTTTCACAAGAAACGCAAGATATATTTGGTGACCTTGGTGAAACGTTACCTGATGCAGTTGGAACTGTTTCGGGTGAAGATGGACAGAATACAACCTACCAAGATTATTTTGATGTAAGTAAAACGATTGAAGCAGAAGCAAAAGACGCTGTACCAGAACGCGGCGCTGAAGGGTCAAGTACTATTCGAGCATGGGAAGAATCAGAAATTGCCGCCGCTGCGGATAAAGGAATTGATAATCTTCAAAAGATTGGTTTGAATCCTACTGGACTATACGTTGAAGACGCAATGCCACCAAATAATGCATCGTTTACAGAAGCCGATGAATATCCTGAAAATCCAACCCATGGTGATTATCATAGAATGACATATTCGGGTCTAGCAGAAGATATTCCTGCAAGATTATATCGCTATTCTACATCGAAAGGTAGGTGGATATATCTGGAAACAGACTTGCGCGCTTTATATAATCCAGCAAAGCCAACATTAAAAGAGTTTATAACAAGTCCAAATGCTACATCGACTGGTGAAATCACCAGAAATAGGGAAACTATTAACAAGGATTGTGAGGAAACTTAATGGCCACATCAGTATTAGACAATTACCACTATGATGCACAATTGCGTAAATATATTGTACAATTTGCCGCAATTTTTGCTGGCATCCAAGTAGAAGTTGGAAAACGTGATGACGTTGATCCACACTTGATTCATGTACCTATTAAAAATGCAAGCATGGATCGTATTGTCGGCCATATCAAAAGCGAAAATACTCAAAATAAGCCAATTAGGTTACCGTTAATGTCTTTCCAATTAGTTAATGTTGACCAATCACCTGAATTGCGTAAGGGTATTGGTGTACAACGCAGAAGTGTGCACATGCCAACTGGTGGATTATTTCCAGATGATATAACGGTGGTAGAACAGCGCCAGCCCGTCCCATATAGGGCAATTTTTGAACTCGCAATCTGGGCAAGTAACCAAGATCAACATTATCAAATCATGGAACAAATATTTACACTCTTTGATCCTATCTTACAGATTCAAATAACAGACGAGATATTTGATTGGACGAAACTCACATCAGTTGAATTAACTGATATTAGATTTGATGAAAATTTACCACAAGGAAGCGAGCGACGAATGATCCAGAGCCGACTTGGTTTTGCTGTGCCAATATATTTGTCCATTCCCACCAAAACCCACGATAAGTACGTTAAAGATATTTACCTTAGAATTGGTGCAGTTGCCACCGATGCGGAACTATCATATGACATTATCGCAGACCTTGACTCACAAGGTGTAGAATATGAAAGGGTTTTTTCGTTGGACGATGTAGACATAGACAAAAATTAACGTCGGTTTTGGGGGTTTTTGGGTACGTCTTAATAAATAGTATTAGCCGCATAATGTTAGTGGAAGAAAATTTGTTCAGTTAAGGAGAACTCAATATGGCAACTTTGGTAAGCCCAGGTGTAAGTGTAACAGTAACAGATGAAAGTTTTTTCATTCCTGTTTCCGCACCTACAGTTCCTATGTTTTTTATTGCAACCGCAGATGAAAAACTGCGCCCAGATGGTGTAACACCCGCAGAAGGTACATATGAATACGACGTTATTCGTACTGTTACTTCTTTAAATCAAAGCACACAATTATATGGTGTTCCACGATTCCTTACAGATTCCTCAACCGGCGCTCCGCATCACGGCGACGCACGAAATGAATATGGTTTATTTGCTTTGAATCAATTCCTTGGTATAGGTAACCGTGCTTACGTTGTTCGTGCAAATGTCAATTTAAATGATAGCATTGTAGATATTCGTACCATGTGGGATGCGAAAATACAAGAAGCGAAGGTAGTACTTCAGAATTTAATTCAGAATCTACTAAACGAAAAAGATGCAATGGGCACTGGATCACCACAAGTGCCACAACTTCCAGGCACAAATACAACGATTACAGCAACAGAGTTACAAAATCTTACAAGAACAGCAACAGCGGATTTATTCGCTTCTTATTCGTTTATATCATTAAGTACTGACTTTTTTGGTGCTGTAGGTGCAGCTTCTGCTATTAATGTATATGCAGCAGGATATGATATGGCAGCATCTGGTGTGTTTGATGGTTACGATTATATGTCAAGTAACTTAGCTTCGTATCCTGGTTATCCAGGCGGTGCCACAACAGTAGGTGAATTTACACCACAGGAAGGAGCTGATTTCTTAGTTTCAACCGCAGATGACTTGAAATTTACACTTGAATTTTTAGATTTAACGAGTCTTGGCGCAAACGACGCCGCCCGTCGAGTAGCTATTGCAACAGCATTCCAAGGTGCAATTAATAGTAATACTGATATTCGTTCAGAAAACTTCGATTATAATTTAATAATATGCCCTGGCTGGCCAGAAGTTGCAGATGAGCTTCTTACTCTCGTAGCAGATATGCAAGACGAAGCACTGGTAATTTCTGATACGCCAATGGATTTAAATCCAGACGGAATTACTAACCCAGGTACAGGATGGGCTGCAACAACAGATAGACAGCGTTCTACGAATATTGCATATTATTACCCATCTGCATTAGCATCGAATCTTGATGGTAAGAATGTTGTAGTGGCAGCTAGTGGTGTTGCACTTCGAACATACACTTATAGTGATAATGTATCATTCTTGTGGTTTGCACCTGCTGGTATTCGTCGCGGCCTTATTACAGGAATCAGTAATCTCGGATATGTTTCGGGTGAACTAGGCACACCAACAACGTTTGTTGAAGTTAGTTTAAACGCTGGTCAACGTGATGCGATATATCAATATGCAGCTTCTGGTGATATTAATCCGTTAGTATTCTTCCCAGGTAATGGTTTCCTTGTTTGGGGACAGAAAACGTCAGCACCGGCCGCTAGTGCATTAGACCGTGTTAACGTATCGCGCCTTGTTAAATATATTAAGCGCCAGTTACGTAGAAATACTTTAAGTTTTGTATTCGAACCAAATGATCAACTAACGCGTGATAATCTAAAAGCTGTTATAGATGGTTTCCTTGGTGATTTGATTGTTAAGCGCGGATTATATGACTACGCTACTGTTTGTGATGAAAGCAATAACACACCAGACAGAGTTGATAGAAATGAAATGTACGTTGATATTGCATTGAAGCCTGTTAAGGCAGCAGAATTTATTTACATTCCAATTCGTATAGTCGCTACTGGTGCGGAAATTTAAAATAATTTGAGACTTTATGTAAATACGTAAAGAACACATAGAGAAGGGAAAATAAAATGGCAACAATTAATGATCAAGGAATTCCTGGCATTGGAACAGGTATTCTCCATCCAAAACAGAAGAATCGTTGGAGAATAAGATTCGCGAATCTTGGTGGTGGTGTTGATTCACAACCGCTTAGTTTACAAGCGATAACTGTTACTCGACCGGTTTTATCCTTTGAAGAAGTTCAATTGGATCGTTATAATTCCCGTGCTTGGGTCGCAGGTAAGTATACATTTGAACCTATAACACTGAGTTTTGAAGATGATGTTTCAGGAACTGCCTCGCAGGTTATTCAGGAACAATTACAGAAACAACAATGGTTAATAGGAGCTGAAGGCCAGTGGTTAGCCGCCGCAGGTGAAGGTTCACTTTATAAATTCGTCACATATCTTGATATGTTAGATGGTAACGATCAACCGATAGAAGTATGGACAGTAGAAGGATGTTGGTTCCAACAAGTAGATTATACTGATTTGGACTATGCTGCATCTGATGTAGTCATGTTAACTACTACGATTCGATACGATCATGCCCGTCAGACTCTTGGTGGTTATACACAAGGAAATGGTATAGCAACTGGTGGTGCTGGTAGAATTGGATAATATTATAGGATATCAGGGACGATAAATTCACAGGGATGTGATCTTTTAAAAAGGGAAGACTTGTGCTTCCCTTTTTTGTCTGTGCATTTTATATAAATATATAAAATGATGGGAGTTTTACATGGCCGAAGATCCAAGAAAATTTACAGTTAAAAACTGCGCAGGTACAAACAACACGATCTCGCGTGCCAGTCAAGAAAGAAAAGATTTCTTTAGTGCATTGGGAAAAATTGGTGATATTGAAGTATTAAATCGGTTTGGTGATGGCAAGATTACGCAAGGTCTTCGTACGCTTGCCAAGACCTCCAACTCAATTAGAACAGGTAACACAAACTCTTCCGTAATTCCTAATGGTAGTGGCTATGTTCTTGATGCTGTTGGGATAAATCCAAACGCTGCACAACAGGCAGGGAAATTCAATCCTGGCGTCTTAAATAGAGGTGTAGCGCAAGCAGAATCAATTCTTGATAGTGTAAAAGGAGGTAACTTTACCCTTGATAGTATACCAAACGTTATTACTGATATTCAGAATTTAGGTTCATTGGTAGATGGAATTTTTACTGACAACACTGGACAAAGTAGTACAAGATCTCTTGAAGTTTGTGGCGCTACTCCATATGCGATTGATCTTATACAATATGCCCCAAAGTATAAATTTTTATTCGTTGTTCAAGTTACATTAAAAGAAGCATATAGGAATTCTTTTGGTGAGTCAGAAAAAAAGTTAGCATTTGTAGTAAAAACAAGCACGCGTCCTAATGTAAATGTGGAACACGAAGAAATTAATATGTACAATTTTTGGACTCGTGTTCCAAAACGTGTTATATATGAACCAATAACAATGCGATTTTATGATGACAATAAAGGTCTTGCTCATTTATTTTATACGAAATATTTGGAAAGTATTAGCCCTATTAGTAGACAAGGCGGACTGGAAAACAGCGGCCAATTAAGCATTGAATGGCTACAACAAAATAGTATGAATTTTAATAATACTAGTACTCAGAGTACTGCATCTTTAACAGCCCTTGAGGGTGACAATACATCAATTATTGATGAGATAAAACTCTTTCACATTTATGATTATGGTAGACTTTTAAATGTATATCATTTTCATCATCCAAAACTTCTTACATTAAATCTTGATGATTTAGATATGGCAGAAACAGGCGGCGGCAGTGAAATAGAATTCCAATTTGTATATGATGCATTTCATATAACTCCCGCACTTAAAGTAGATACTTTTTCAGAAAGTCTTACTACATTTACAGGTGGAACTAGTGTAGGTCGTTATCCAATAAAACCAAATTTTAATGGCGCAGAACCAACTGCAACACCAGAAGGTACAGATGCTGATGGTAACACATTAAAAACACAAAGTGTTAATGTTCTTCAAAGTGTTACAGGAGCAATTAATTCTGGAACGGGATTAGTAAGTAGTGCATTTGATTCGGCTGCAGCATTTGGTGGTTCACTCTTTAATTAATGAGTATGACGAATGGCATATAGAGGAACACAAAAAGGATATTTTAAACCCAGACATCCCACGAAATATGTAGGAGATTTGAACAACATCGTCTATCGTTCTTCGTGGGAAAAATCTTTTATGGGGTTTCTTGACAATAATCCAAATGTAGAATCTTGGGGGTCGGAAATTATTGCTATCCTTTACCGTAAGCCCACGACAGGAAGAGTACATAAGTACTATCCTGATTTTTGGGTAAAATATAAGAATAAGGATGGAATTGTTATTCAAGAAGTTATTGAAGTTAAACCCGCAAAGCAAGCCTGTCAACCAACGACTGTTGGTAAAACTAAGAAAACGCAATTATATGAAGCGGTCACTTGGTCAATTAATAAAGCGAAATGGAAGTACGCCAAACTTTT